TTGGAACAGAGGTATAAGTCGAGTTTGCAGTGCCAAGACCAACACCTTTGTTAGTAATCGTAACGATCTTAATAGATCCATCAACTGCATTATCTCTCACTGCAGCATTATCAGTTGCAGTTGTCCAGTCTGCAGGAACTGGCATGTAATCAGTAGATTCAAACTTTGTTACATCGCTTGGAGCGATAGTATACAGATATTTCCAAATATAACCATCGCCACTAGTACCAGCTGCCTTAGGTTCTAAATCAGTAAAAGTTGGTTCATCCAAAGATGGTCTTCCTGATGGATTGTCAGGATCGATACCATTTTGCAAACAGATATAAACTCTGAAGTCGCTATTTAATACAAAATAGTTTGCAAGATACAGTGAAGTAGATCCAGAAACTACAGCAGTATTTGACCTACTATAGTCATGACGATACATGTCATAGGTGGTTCCTGAAGACCAAGTTCTCTTAGGAACAACTTGTTTTGCATCTGCAGAATTGATTTTCTTCAGAGCGATCATGGTATCCCAATAATCATTCTCTTCAGAAAAATTGTCCTTTGGTGAAGGAGGATCAGAGTCCCAATTAGATTGATAATCTGCTGGGTTTGGCAAACCAACAAAAGAATAATATGCATTAGATGAATTATTCACCTCTGCAATAAAATTCTTTGCATTCAATATTCTAATCTGATCCGTAATTATTGCGGCCATTTTGACAGAGTTTTTCTTTATTTATTAGTGATTATACGATATAGTTTTTGAATTTCAAGAAGTTGGATCTAACAACCATCGCTGATGTTGAAATACCAGATTCAGTATATGCGGAGTAAGAGTTTGTCTCCGTTCTTCCAACAATGTCAATTCTTCCCCAACTAAATGATCCAAAGAAATCTGACGTACTAATACCAGAATATCCACTTGCATAATCATCAACTTTAACGAATACTCTTCTAACAGTTGTGTTTATTCCAGATACGCTGGTTGAAATAAACTCAGCACTAGAAACATAGTAAACATTATCGATAAATGATGTTCCAACACCAACAGTATTTCCAGATGTATCCAAAGAAGTTACTGATGTAGATCCAACACCAGCATTTGAATTTCTTACAACAAAGTAATCGTTTGCCGCAAGAGAACTTACTGTGATAGCAGTTCCTGCGATAGCAGATTCTCTGAGGAAAGAGTTATATGGAATATGTAGGTCAAGAACTAATTGAGTAGTTCCAACTCCTACAGCCGTAGTTCCAAATCCAACAATAATACCATTATCACCTAGATATGAAGAAACGGTAACTTCTTCTTCAGTGTATGCTGGGGGTGCAATAAGAACTGGCGGTGGACTTACGTTTGTGTATGCAGTTCCTGCATTGGAGAGTGTAATACTTGTTACCACTCCAGCAGTAATTGATGCTGTTGCGAGAGCAGTGGTTCCAACACCAACTGCTTGAACTGTGCTTCCAATAGTTACAACTGGTGCAGATGCATATCCAGAACCACCATCAGAAATTGATATGGAAGAAATAGTTCCAAGACCAGAAACGATTGCAGTTGCTGCAGCTGCTGTTTTCGATTCCTGAGCGACGAATTTAACTTTCTTCTGGAAAGTCAGATCAGTATCATTTTCATTTTGTGGATTAAACATGGGTCTCAGATTATCCACATAAACTGCAGTTGATCCAACACCAACAGACTTGATAATATATGCACTAGGGTTGATAACTGGTTCATAAAGTTCGCGATCTTTGCCGATAGCGATCTCATCAACAAATACATCTTCAGTTTGTTTACACCAGATAACAGGTCTGTCTAAAGTAATATCATCGGTGTTTCCTGGTCCAAAATATGGATTGGTGGAAACAGTGTTTGTAGATTTAATATTATCTACAATTCTCTCATCTTCAACAAGAGAAGAAGCTTGACTTCTAGAAGGATCATTCTTAAGTTGTAAAGAATCTCCTTTTTTAACAGTTTCAATAATGTTTCTAAAGATAACATCAGTATCACCGCTACCTTTATAGAATACAATTTCAACAGTATCTCCAACTTTAGGTGCTTCGGTAAAGTTCAATGTGCTTCCGCCGGTAAACGTATAACCTTTACCAGGAACTTGAAGAGTATTATTAACAAATACAAAGAGAACATCTTGAACATTAATCTTAGACCCTTTTGCAGCAACAATAGAAGTCACATCCCCTGCAATGGAAAGTGGGAAATCTTTTCTAAATCCATCAATAAATTTTTCAACATTATCCAGAACTTGTAAGGTTCCAACGGACCATCCAGAGAATTTGTCGAAAAGAGCTTCATCAACTGTGAGTAAAAATTCTCTGTACGAAGATGTGGTTGGAATTCCAGTCAATCCTCCAATGGGAACAGTCAAGATATCTCCATTACCATATCCATATCCACTATTTCTAAGTTCAAAGTCAATTACACTAGATCCTTGACCGACAACAACGTCAACTGTTGCTTGAGTTCCAACACCAGACGAAGAACTAGAATAGGTAAGACGAATATCAGAGTAAGAATCTGGATCATCCACAACGACATAAGAAGAAGATGTAAATCCTGCTCCAGTATAAGTAACAGTCACATCAGTGGATATGTTACCAGTGCCTGTAAGTATGGTGGAAAAACCAACATGATATATTGAAGTAGTTACTCCAACGTCGCTATTAGCCACACTTACGTTTACATATCCAAGAGTTGGATTTGTAATACCAATGCTAACCTGAGTTCCAGTTGGAATTTCAAGAGAACTTGTAGATCCAACACCAATTCTAACAAAAGTAGATGCTGTAGAAACAACAGGTGTGTTTGATGTTAAAAATGTTCCAACACCAATGGTAACGTTACCTCCAGTATTCAACAGATTAATAATATCATAGACACTATTGGAGTTTTCAAGATAAATTTCTGTTGATCCAACACCAACGGTGCTTGAAGTATCAGTTAAAATTTCGTATTGACTTCTTCCCCTATAACCCTTTCCAGTGTTAGCAATACTAACGGAAGACACCGTTCCCACTCCAGATATGATCGCTGTTCCACCAGCAGAGACAAGAGGTTGATATCCAAGACCTTCAGATGAAGCTACTGAAACAATAATTCCTCCTTTGGGATATGGAGAAACACCGACATCTGATCCTACTGGCGTAGAAGTTCCTCTAAACGTAATACTCGTAATTCCAGAAGCTTCTCCCAGAGTATATTGATTTGCAACACCGGGTGTTTGGAATACATCATTGACTAATATAATTGCATTTTCTGTAGAAATGCCCGAAACACTTGATTCATTTTGATTTAGAGTAAATTCATTATCAGTTGCATTAAACTGATTTGAAATGTTATCAAAAATATAATTCTTATAATATGTCTCACTTGATGTATTTGGAACTCCAGATCTCATGAAAGATCTTCCTTGGAAACTAGATGATGTTGTAATTCCGGTCCAATCTCTTTCATCTGGTGGATTTGTAGTGGATCCGATTGGAGTATTTCCATATGGAGCCTCAACAAAGTTAAGGTGATTATCTACAATATTATAATTTCCTGCAACTTTGGTTACTAAAGCATCAGTTACCGCAGTTCCAATTTTAGTTCCCAACCATCCTCTTTGCACCCGTATAAAGTTTGTGCTTCCAATACCAACACCTTCGATCTTCATAA